TCGAACCAAGTCCACTATATTAATTCGTAAAGTAGTAGAATTAAACCAGGCGGGATCTATTTTAAATCTATCCAATAATGAAAGCCCGTCAACGGCGGTAATTTCAAAAGGCGTATTGACTAACGCCCGTCTTTCGTATTGCATTTGGTCAGCTAAAATTCGACCTATCCAATATAAAGACCCGTTGCGATAAATTACTAAGGCGTATTTATCCTCTTGGTCAACTCCCAAATTCTGAAAAACCGCCTCCGTTGTACTGTCATTTACCACGAACGAAACAACCGCTTTTGATTTGCGGGTAAACGTTCCCTTTTCGTAGAGTTTATCGCCTTGACCTTGCTGTTCAATTTTAAGTAGGTCTCCCGATAGTTTTAGTTCTGTTCCAGAAGTAGTTGAGCCGCTTGCGCCATCCCAAATTTCGCAAAGAAATGTATTGCCGTTGTATGACTTAAACGACCCGTAATAAATTCTAGCCACGTGTTGAACCCTCCTTTTCGCGTTTCAAAATTATAGCTAAGTCGCGTCCGCTTATGCGAGTTTCAGCAATGTAACCGCCTTGTCCTCCGCCATCGCCTGGACTTCCAATAATAGATTTTAATTTGTCAAGCGGCGCGATTACCTCTGGGTTTGTCGAGGCGTTGGCGTATTCACCAACCAAGCCCAATGTGGGACCCGAGACAATACCACCGTCGGCGAATGCTATTCCTCTGTCGGCAATGTTTTTCACCGCAACTGATGCCGCAACGGCGGCAATACCTGCACCGACCGCCAAGACTGGATTTGACACTAAGAACTCGTAAAAACTAGTCATTGCAACACCCGCCGCGATTAAAGATTTACCTAATGCCATCAAGAAATCAGATACGGAGTAAATAAAAGATTTCATAAAGTTTTGAAATCCGTTTTCTCCCGTTATTAACTCTCCGACTAAAACACCAAATGAAACAGCAACATCTGCAACCATTGTTCTAAAAGAATTTTGAATGTTTTCATTTGCCGTGGCCATTTGGTTTTGAAAATCTCGATATTGCTCAGCGGTCATTGCAAAGGCATTTCTTTGCTTTTCAGTTTCACTTTCAATTACATTAGTTAATTGAATTTGATTATCCTGTTGTATATCTGTGCTTAGCTGCTGCAAAGGGGATAAAGGCTGGCTGCCTGCAAGAGTTTGCCCTTTAAACGCGTTTGCCTGTTCTTTTTGCTTTTTTAAATCCTCATTTGCCTTATATTCTTTTTCAAGTTGATCAAGGGTTTTTTCGCTTGTTTTTACTTTTGATTTACCAACTTCTTTGTCCGCTACAAATACCTTTGATTGCGCATCCATGTATTCTTCGACCGCGCCTTGCTGCAACTTTATGATGTCAGTGAGCTCTTTTTCGGCGGCTGAAACTGCTTTAATATTTCGCTTTCTTGTTTTGTCAAGATTATTCTGAGCCCAACCAATGTTATAATTTTGCTCATAAGCTTTATTTAAAATAACCATAGCAGCGTTCTCCGTCATCGCTGCGGCTTGTTTTGCCTTTGACAACTTTATAGCCGCGTCCGCAACTTGATTATCAAAACTTTCGGCAATAGCTTTCTTTTGCAATGCTAAAACCACTGAATCAATTCGGCCTCTTAATTGGTTTAAGCTTTCAGCGTTTTTAATGTTTATTCCAGTGGTTTCTACGCCAAGTTCGTTGATTTTCTTTAATGCTTCTTCTCGTACTTTTTCGCTTTTTGATGTATTGGAAACTACTTTAAAATATGATTCCAAGGACATGGATTGCTTAACTATACTTTCGCGGCTTTTGTTTAATTCATCAGCGTATTTCTGCTGTTCCTCAGCGGCTTTTTTAGACTTTTCTTTGGCTTCCATCATTTTAGAAGCTAATAAAGTTATACCTACAACTGCCAAACCAATACCAGTTGCAGCCAATGCCACTTTCATTGCGTTCATAGCCGATGCGGTCGCGTATGTCTGAATAGCAAGCGCCTTTTGAGCCGCTGTTTGCAAACCAACCATGAAAGTCGATTCCTTCTGCAGGACGTTTTGAACCTCTTGCAAGCCTTGAACTATTGACATAGTGGCCATAAGCTTCGTCATGGTTTTTTGCAAGTCCTCGTTTTCGTCGCCAAGTAAAGCCATAGTACCCTGAACGACCTCAAAGCCGCCCGCCAAACCTTGCACACCCGAAAGAACAGCGTCAAATTTACGGGTGTCAGATGCGAAGTAATCAATTTGCGCGCCAACATCGCCAACTGCGTCCTTGATACCACCCGCCTCTTGTATAATTTTTTGGGCCATACTTTCAAATTCTGGTCCCAATTCTTGAACGGTTAAAGCCAAGTTTTGCAACTGCTTAACCGCTCGAGATGTGTTTTTAGATGTAGCAATTTTCCCAAGTGCTTCTTCAACACTTGCAAGGGTTGCCCCCATTTCTTTGTCTATACCTTTGCCCGTTTTGGCAAATTCGCCAAGCATCGCTTTGAGGTCGTCTTGCAGATTCTCAATTGGTGCTTTTAGAACTATATTAATTTCTTTTTTCATTCCTAATTAGTTTAATCCAACACGTTGTAATAAATCAAATAATCTTGACTAATACGATACATGCCTCTGTCCTCTGCTGATTCCTCAAAGTAATTTTGCTGGTCGTCAAATTCAATTGTTTGAACGTACACACCACCCAAAGTGGCAGGTAGAATTTGCGCCTCCATTGCACGTTTAACCGCCTTTGCAATTGCCGTGCAACTCGCACGGGTTAAGCCATAGCTGTCGATTTGAACACGGCTTTGCTCGTTTTTGTGCTTGCCCTTAATTCCAATCGGTCGAATTGAAATTTCCAAATACGTTATGCAGGTCGGCGTTGCCTCTTGTGGCGCGTATTGCGGAAAAATCCTATCTGAAACCAAAGCGGTTAATTCAGATGCGTTCGATAAAATTGCGTATGTAATTAAATCTGATTCGATATTTGACGATGGCATGGGTTGGTGTTTAGGCTTGTATTTTCATGGCTTCCTGTAAGGATAGTTTTTTACCATCCTTACTAATGCGCGTAACTTTCGGCAATTTATCGAATTCCGATTTGTTTTTAGTTACAAAATCATGAAGCGAAGCCGTATCTGAGCTATTTTGCTCCCAAGGGAATCGAATCAAATCGCGCTCGTTTAAGCGAGTTCCACGCTTTAAATGCGGTTGTAATAGCTTGTGTGTTTGCCAACGTGTAGCCATCCACATTTCTCGCGTTTCTTGACGCTTTAATTCGCGAAATCCGTGAAGCTTTTGCATAAAGTCCAACGGTGTGTAATAATTCAGCTCAAAAGGATGCAAAGCCAATTCGCCTAGGGCAATGGCTCGAATTTCGGCAAAAGTTAAGCCTTTTGACTTCGTGTCGCTCTCGATTTTGGTGTTGTTGCTTGCCCCTTCGCTTGGGGCTTTCCAAAAAAACCAAGTTGTGATGATTGCCACAAATCAAAACATGGCTTTAATTGATTGAAGTTATCTATCAAATCACCTAGGTGCTGTTCGTTTTTAAAATAGTTTGGTTCGTTTTGCAGGCGATAACCTGCTGCAATTTGGTAAAATGCACACGCCCTGAATAGTCTAAGCGATTTCAACTCGCCAAAATCTGCAATATCTGTTACTTTTTCAATTCCTAATGCCTCGTTAATTTCCAACATGGCGTTTAATGTCCCCGCCATTGGGTGCTTAATTCCAGCAATTTCAATGTATTGTATTTCCATAAGACAAATTTATAGGATTTTTGGCAATACCACAACACTCGACCCGAAGCTTTATGAGCAACAAAAAAGGGGCACGAAGCCCCTAATCTGATGAAAAACACAATATAAAAACAAGCAAGAGTGCCTTTTTGTGTCGCTTATGCAGTTGTAACGGTTAAAGCTCCAGAGCCTTGTAATGTGCAACTGAAAGTTGAAGCATCGTTGTAAGGAGCTCCAAGTGATACATTGGAAATCAAACAAGCTCCTTCTAAAACCATGTCACCGGTTGAAGCGGTTTTCATTTGGATAACAATCGTGTCTCCCGCAACAATATTTCCAATGATGTCTTTTGCACTTTCGCTGCCAGCCCCTACGCTTCCATCTTCTTCAAGAAATCCCTCAAAGTCAAACGTAAAGCCATAAGCGCCATAAATGTACTCTTTTGCGTCTCCGCTATCTTTGTTAGAAACCTCGATCATGTCGCGGTCAATATTGAAGTTGTTTGAAGTTCCGTTTGCGAACTTGGTAATCACGTTGGGAGTTCCCGCTACTTTTTTGTAAAGGCCAATGATGGTCCCGTTTACTATTCCTGATGTTGCCATAATTTTATATTTACTTAGCTCCGAGCTTTGTTGATACAATTTTAAACAATTCTTCAGCCAATTTTGTTACAATTTTATCTTTATTAGAATCGAATGCGGGGCGTATAAAAGGACGGGCAACAATAAAACCACGGTAATATCCGTCTTTTGTTTTTCTAGGTCCCGTTCCAAATTCAAAAATATGTGCTAATTGCCCCTTGTGACCGCCGTAATATCTTGGCCCGATAAGTACCGTTTCGGTATATTTCTCTTCGTTTTTTTCAATAAACCCCAATGATTCGCGAATGTCGGATGTAGGTGCACCTGCTTTCATGTCGTTTATCATGGGTTGCGCAATTTCGCGCACAATTTCTTTAACCTCTTTTTGGTCTAGTGATTGACCCATTTTTTTTAGGTCATTCATAAACGATTGAAGTTCGCTCAAATCGACGGTTTTACTCATGGCTTATTACAGTGAATTATTAATTCCAAGTGTCAGTTATATTTTGCCACTGGTCTGAAATTAATTGCCATTGAGTAGTGCTGAAAGTTCCTCCTTGTGGCTCCTCGTTAGTAGCGGTCTTTTCAGCGTCAACAATCAAATACATGCGTCGGTCGATGTCTGTAATAGCAATGATATGATAGGTTTCCCCATCCAATAAAATGCGGTCATTAATAGTGGGATTTGAAGTGTATCGAATCTTAAAAACCACACGCTGCTTGAACTGCTGTTGCATTCCCGCGTTGATTTGGCTTCCGCTTTCACTTGGCTTTACTTGTGCCCAAGCGTCCTCCAGGGTCGACCAAGTATTTGTTACTTCTCCCGTTGCGCTGTTTTTGGCTTGCGTCGC